CTTCTTCTTCTTCGATATAATACATGTTATCTATAACATCATCTATTACTTTATCGGTTCCTTTTAATTCTTTTATATTATCCTCAATTACAAAACCAGCAGTTTCAAATTTTTCTAAAAGTTCTTCACAAACCAGTTCTGCTTCTTTAGTGGAAATATAAGATAATACAACCTCCCATACTTCATGTATCAGATGAATTTCCTCTTCTGTCATTTTCATTAGTATCCTCCGTTAATGTTGAAACTGAGTTATTTAGTTCTTCCGATTCACTTTTATCTGTCCAGGAGGAAAAATCTTTCATAATAATTTCTAATTTTTCATCTGTCCAATTTTTACGAAATTCCTTAATAGGCTCCTTGCCTGGTTTACTGTACGATAATTTATTGCCATCTTTAACAACAGCACCTGCTTTTTCAAATAAATCAAGTAAACCACTATATGGATTCATTCCGGTGTCGTATGGTATTTTAATTTGTACACTTTCAAATGGTTTTGCAAAACGGGTTTTCATTACTTTACATGCCGCTCGTATTCCACGAACATCTGTTATTTTGTTACCTGCTTCATCTTCTTTAAGTTTAAGTTTTCGCATCGCAACTACAATCGAGGAAGCATATATAAATCCTTGTCCTCCACTAATTTTATCATCAGGATCAAACATGTCCTGTGAAGCATATGTATGATTACAAGCAACAATTCCTACAGGATTGCCTGCAATTAGGTTAACTGAATTTCGTACTAATGAGGTAAGTGCCTTGGGTTTACGACCCATGTCACCCTTCATATCTCCTTTTTCAAATTGATCTTTATCGGTCGGTGTAAGTAACATACCTAACGAATCAACAACAAACAATATTTTTTGTCGTTCTTCATAAGGTTCATCTGCAAATTGTTCCTTGTAACCTTTCATAAACTCACTTATAAATTTAGCAACTTCATCTACCATAGATACGCCAAATCGCATAAGTTTATCTTCTGAAATGTCTACGCCTAATGCCGATAACCAATCAGAATCGAGTGCATTTTCAGAGTCAAGTATAATAGGAAGGATGCCTTGCTGTTGGGCATGACGCACTAAGTTGCCGCTGGCAATGTAACTTTTACCACTACCGCTTTCACCAGCAAGGCATGTAACTCTTCCTAAAGGTACACCTTTGTGAAAATCACCCGAAATAAGAAAATTTAGAGCATAATTTCCTGTACTAATCCAATCTACCGTATCACTAAAACCAACTGCCATTCCTGGCACGGCTTTTGTGATTGATTTTCTAAATTTTGATACATCAAATGGTCTAGTCATAATTATTCCATAGAAATGGGGGAATAGTTATTCCCCCTTTTAATTTTAAAAATTAAGCCTGGGCTTTTCGATCACGAATTAATTTAAGAATTTGTGCCGCCGAAGGTTTTGTGTCGCTTTTTTCGTCAGCGTCTTCATCTTCAGTGGTTGCTTCTTCTTTCGGAACTTCAGCATCAGCAGGTTTATCTGAAACTACAGTAGGTTTTGTAACAACCGACGGAGTAGGAGTCACTGCCGTTTGTGTACTACCGTCTGTTCTTGACATTCCTGGAGGTGTATAAAATGCTCCCCATCTGTCAGGATCATAAAGTTCGCCTGCAACTGATGCTTCAAACATCTCAAAAATAACATTTATTTCGTCATTACCAGGACGTTTTGGCATAAAATCATTTAAAGTAAATAGCCCGTTTGCATCAATAGCATCACGTTCTACTTGATCTAATGCTCGTTCCTTACGTGACCAATTCGAAGTTGAATAGTCAGCATATTGACCTTTTTGTGTTTTAGTAAGTTTGAAGTCTGTTCCTCTTTCATAATCGGTTGGAATTTCCGGAAAGTCCGGATCCATTAATGCCGCAGATATAATTTTAAAAATAGATGGATTAATTATAAATCTGCGAATTGGATTTTCAGGAATACTATCCTCTGGTAGCGATCCATCTACTACAAATCCCTGAAAAATATATGAACGTTTTTTCCAGTACTTTCTACCTTCGTTTTCCAAATTTGGATCTTTAAACCAAGGTCGAATTTCTGCATGAACTGGACATGCATCACCCCACATCTCTACGCAAGGAACTTGGACAGTAACATTACGCCCTTCGTCTTGCCCTTTAACACCCGGGAATGCTAAACGAATCATTTGTCGTTCTTTCCAGAAGAATGTATTTTCTTCGTCGCCGTCGGGTAAAAATCTTAATGTTGAGGTTGTTCCTTCCGGGATATTCCAAAATGCATAAATTGCGTTATCGGAAACAAATCCGGATGATTTGCGGGTCTCTTGTTCTAAGAGTTTTGCTCGTATTTCTGCTAGTGTAGCCATATTATTTCTCCTTTATTAGCCTATGTTTGTGCCTAAATTACTATTCTTTTATTAGCCTAGCGATTACACATTCATGTAATCTATTATACAGTACTATTTATCAAAAGTCAAGTGTTTTATTGAATTAACTACGTTTTTTTCTTTTTATTATTTTATTAGATTCAGAAATTATGTCTGCATATTTACGCATTTGATTTCCAGCAGTTTCGCCATAATAGCCATAATCTTCGTCTGTACCATGTCCTGCTGAAGCCATACCAGAGTCAAAATCTCCATCCATTGATTCAGGATCACTATGACTAAATTCGTGACCATATTCCTGTTCCAAATATTCAGTAATCCACTGGTCTGGATCTCCGTCTCGAGCTTTAGCAACATCATATGGCATTTCGCCTCTACCTGCACCAGTAACAAAATATTCATATAACTCATTATAAAACTTATCATGATCCGTTAAGAAAGAATTCCCTATTATTATTGATTCAAGTTCGGTTGGATATCTTTCTACAATATCATCTAAAGTTGCATTAGTATTTTCTGGCAGCGATCTTGTGAAATCGTTTGCTGACGGCACTGTTTTTTGACTGATTTTTTTATTAATATTGGCTGACTTGCGATCGCGATATTTTCCTTTTCCTGTTCCTTCTTGATTCTTTTTGTGGTCTCCTGGCCAAAAAGATTCGTCTAATTCTGTAATTTTCATGCGTTTACCCCTGCTAGATATTGCATTCGTTGTATCATATCGTTTTCTTTTAATTTCGTTTTCTTTTAATTTACATGTTGCAACAGGACTGGTTTTTGTTACATCAGCTTCTTCTTTTTCTTTAGGTAAATCCGATACATCTTTTAAATTATCTTCAGATAATTCTTCGTCATCTTCTTTATCTTTTTTAGCATCAATATGTGCCTGTAACCCTGGAGGCAATTTGCCTTCTTCTACTTGCTCTTCGTCCTCCGATGATGTATCTTTTTCAAAAAAGACATCATCTGTAGCATATTTTGATAATGAATCATCTATACTATTAACAAGAAGATCTGGCAATCCAACAGAATCTTCTACTGGTTCTGGTTGAATTTTTTCGCTCATTATACCTTTAACTGCACGTAATGCTTGGTTTTTCATTGACGTGTCGTATTGTGAATAATCCGATGCTACTTGGTTTGCAAGACTTGAAATATTTTTATCTAAAATATGTTCCGACATGTATCGTATAATATGTTGATTCTTTTTAGTAACATTTTCAAAAGTTAAATTAGATGGATGTTCTGGATCATCATCTTCAACTAAACTTACCTGAATTTCTTCTGCTTCATTTACTGCATTCATAAAAGAATCAAAGTCTTCTTTGATTCGTGCTTTGCTTGTCATTTCGGAAACTATATTTGCAACATAAGGAAGTACTGATTCAATGGATTCATCAAAGTGAACAACTGTGAATTTATCTTTAAGATTATTTACTAGTTCTTCGTCTAATTCTGTTTTAGTTTCGCCTAGTGTTTGTACTTGTGTGGCGTAACCTCTATGCGAAGACATTCGTTTAAGGGTTTCTTTGAGAGAACGAATTCTATTACGTACATTTTCTATAATAGGCCCAGTATCTTCGTTTACTAAATTATTACTTCTAGCATAACGGTTAAATTTACTTAATTCAAACGTTTCTTCTGATAATTTAGTAACATAACTACCGACATTATCGTATGGTGTTCCGCCTTCCGCAACATGCCGCGTCATTGCTCTAGCACCTGCTAGATGATTGTATGGGTATCTAAATCGTTCCCCTTCAGAATTTTCTACAAATAGTGCAGAAATATTCCGTGCTCTTGATCCCCTAGATCCTTCATCTATGGGTTTTGTATGTCGAATAATAAGTTTTGCAGAATCTAAGTTTTGAAAACTAGATTTGGTACTACCGTACGCTCTGCTCAAACTTGATTCTTTAATNTTTTCCATGTTATCACTTCCTACTGTTTGATAAGCAAAGTCTTTTGGACTTAATTCTTTTCCGAATGTTTTTAATGTATATTGCAATAAACTTTTCTTAGAAATACCTCTAATTGAATCAAATAATTTTTTAAGACCTATTTGACTGCTTTCGTTGTTTGCACTTACATTTACTTTAATTTCTCCAGGCGATGGTTTATCATCTAGATGCACCATTAATTTTAAATCATCTGACCAAAATCGTCTAGCCTGTTCTGGTTCGACAGTTCGTTTCCCTTCACTGTCAAATAATTGTAATCTGTTTAAATTGTGCGCCAACATTGTTTTAAAAATATTAGTCGCAACCGAATCATAATCTACCATATGGCTACACCTGTTTTATATATTTATTAAATAACGCCAATTGGCATAGGTAAATCAACAGGGTCTGTATCCATCGGATCCATTAATTCGTTGAAAGTGTCTTCGTCATGTTTTGTTAATTGATGAACAATTCGTACACATAATAGAGCCGCCATTACTAAATCATCATGTTCACCGTCTTTTGCTTCAAATGCCCTGCCTCGAGCAACAAATGTTTTTAATTCTTGAATTAAATTTTTGCTATTAATTTTTATTTTTCCATTTTCTACAAAATATTTTAGTTTAGCACAACCTTCTAATTTAGTTTTTAAAGTAGTTGTAAGACCTCTATGAAATGTTTGTCCTTTTGTTTTAGGTTCATTCATTAAACTTCCATAAAAGTTAGACGTTCCTAATTCGTCTAATGCTTGTATCGATGTTCTACCTATTCCATTATTTTCTATAGTATAGTAAATAGCTTCTTCATCTTTAGTTACATTATATATTGTTTTGAGTATTGATTGTAATATAAGCATTTGATTACGCACATCAGTTTTATTATGTTTCCATTCAGCAACTTGTTGAAATCCTGGTAAACAAAAAACTTGTATAGCAGAATAATCAGAACCTGTACCCATACTCGGATCTAATCCAATTATATATGTAGAATTTTTATTTAACTCCTTATACCAACGTACTTGTCCTTCAGTACGTACAGGTCGAATACTTTCTAATAACACTAATTTTAAAGGAGCAATTAATGTTTCATCGGCGGTTATAAATTCACATTCGTGTTCTCTTCTAAATCGATCTTCCCCAATTTTAGCTCGTTCTTCGTTTGCCCATTTTTCATCTCTTTCAGGATGTTCGCTCCAATGACAAGTAAATGATTTAAATCCATTCTTACCAAATTTTTGTTCATTACCATAATCATCCGAAGTATCTATAGCAGACTTCCATATTTGTGCAAATTGGTCGTTATCTTGATTTGGTGTGCTAGTAATAATACATTTACCACCAGTTGCAAGTGTGGGAGAAAGTGAAGTCCAAAATTCTTGTGCTATACGTGGTTGAACATATGCAAACTCGTCTAAGTAAATTAACGTTAAACTCATACCTCGACCAGTTGTTTCTGTTGTTGCTTGGGATACAATACGTGATCCATTTTCAAATTCCATAGATCCTCGATTATAACTTGTACAACCTGCTCTTATATAATTGGGCAAAGTTTCATATATAAAACGCAAACGAGTCATTATTTCAAATGCACCTGCGTATTTGTGTGCGGCAATTAATATTGTACTATCTGATTTAAACATTGCATACCATAATAGGTATGCAGAAGCGGCAGTTGATTTGCCTGTTTGTCGTGGAAGAAGTGCTATTGCATATCTATTATCATTGTATATCTTAACCAGTCGTTTTTGAAAATCATATAAATCAAATTTTACACGACCTTTTACAGGATGTTGAATATAACAATGATGACTCATAAAGTGTACAGGATCATTAATACATTTGGCTAGTTCTTGGATTTGTTCATCAGTATACTTCTCTTGTTGGTGGGGTCGTTTTACGAGAGTAGTATCAAAATTGCTCATTTATCAAATATTTTTATGTTTATTGTCCGGCAGCGGCTAGCTTTGAAAGTTTTTATACATTTCAAACATTTTAGATTCTTCTAGTGGATTATCACCATAGTTACCTAAGGCATCGCGTGTGTGTCTTTTACGTTTTCCAAAACCTTTAAATGAAAAGTCGTTGTGTGTATCGCCTACTTCTTTTTCTTCAGGAGCATTTGCATAACTACCTTCGGCTTCCTCTGTCGCAACCATTTCTTGTTCTGGCTGAAGTTGGGGTTGTTCTATTTTAATAACTAATGTACGCATATCATCTGGATTCATGTGTTGGTTACAACTAGATCCTGGTGAACTCAACGAGCTCATTGGGTCTTGTTGTGCTAGTCCGGCTAGTTTTAAAATATCAGCTAAATTCATTATTTTTTCCCCCTTGGATCTGGATTGTGAGGTTTAGATAATGGACTATCTTTACCTGGTGATTCATTTTTCATTACTTCAACTTTTTCAGGTTTTTTAGCAAATTCAGTTTTGGGTGTTGCCCTATCTTTAGCAAGTTCTTTAAGAAACAAAGAATTAAATTCGTCACCATAAAATTTAGAACCTAGTTCGCCGTGTTCATCTTTNGGGTNTTCTGAATCTGTTGAAAGTAACTCTTTTTTCTCA